GTGCCTCCTGACAAGCATAATAGTTGCCATTGTAGTTTTGGATGTTTACTAACAACCATATAGTTTTTATTATAGTATTCGTTAGTTTTAAATATAGCAAGTTCTTGTTTGTCTCTATTGCCTGCTATACTTGCAACATATCTATTTAACAACCAAAAACTAACTGACTTCTTTTCGTCATCATTAATTTCGTCCCATACATTCTTAGCACCCATATCAATGGCCGCTAGTATATCTTTTATTGGGAGTTTTGTTTGTGCCATTGTTTTAGATCCTCGGGTGTGTTAATTTCTGTTCCATTAAATTGAACTTCAACACAGCCAATTTCAATACCATTTTGTATCCAACGTAGTTGTTCAAGTTTTTCAATTTCTTCTTCTCTGCTTGGTTTTGATTCTTTTAGTATTTGTGCTAGACCTGACCTATAACCATAAATGCCTAAGTGCCAATCACCGTATTCTAAACTTGCTCTACAAAACCAGTTAGCATAATCTCCTGTACGTATTAGTTTAACACAATTAGGATCTTTTTGCAACCTTTTTTCCATAGTTGTGTACGCTGTTGTTACATCATATAAGTCCAATTTATCTTTAACTGCACGTATAATTTTTCTATTGATGTCAGGCATATCACCTTGTACGTTTATTACTTTATCATATGTGTTCGGCAGTTGTGATAATGCACCAAAGCATCTTTCAGTGCCACTTTGATAATCTCTGTCATCTACAATCGTTTGTCCTTCTGGAATAACATCTGCTACACGTTGGTCATCAGTTAAAACAAATGTGTCAATATCAGCAGGACAATTATCGTATACTCTACGTACCATTGGCACGCCGTCAAGTAATGCAAGTGGTTTCTCTGGAAACCTTGTACTTGCCATTCTAGCGGGTATAAGAATAACGCACGATTTCATCTACGACCCTTTCAAAGTTATCTAGTCTAAGCATATTTGGACCATCGCTTGGCGAGTTATCAGGCACAGGGTGGACTTCGAGGAAGAAGGAAGTGATGCCAAGAGCAGACCCAGCACGAGACAGCCCAGGCACGTAATCACGATTCCCGCCGCTACTGTTCCCCAGTCCTCCGGGTTTTTGGACAGAGTGCGTAACATCAAACACAATATCGTTATCATAATTATTGAGCATATAGATAAGACCAGTATAGTCGACAACAAGACTATTGTAACCAAAACTTGTACCCCTTTCAGTTATCCAGACATCCTTTGCGCCTTCAGTTTTACTTAGTATTCCTTCTACGTCCCAAGGTGCTAGGAACTGTCCTTTTTTGATATTTACTATTTTATTTGTTTTGCATGCCGCTTGTATAAGATCTGTTTGTCTACACAAGAATGCAGGAATCTGTAATACATCAACTGCATCATTAAAGTATGCGGCTATTTTTAAAATTTCATTTTGATTATGTACATCGGTTAATGTTTTAATTTTGTATTTTTCTTTTATTAGAAGAAAGTCTTTCATTGTACTAGCAAGTCCTTGACCGCGAACTCCGTTCACACTTGTACGGTTTGCTTTATCGTAACTTGCTTTAAAATAATATTCGATATTATGTTTGTCACATACACGTTTGCATTCTTTTGCAATTTCTAAACTTTGCTCTAGTGTTTCATGTTGACATGGTCCTGCTATAATTCTCAATGTTTTCTCCTTCCGTCAAACACACATACAAAGTAACATCCATTTGGACCTGAGTGTACACGATGAAATACTCCATCTTCAATTAGTACTACATCATTTTGTTTGACGCTTATTGTTTTATCGTCTAAATCCATTTTACCACTTCCTGATATAAAGTAATATACTTCTTCTTGACCTTCGTGCTTATGTCCACTAGTAGATTTATATGGTTGTAAATCTGTACTACTTAATACTAAGTTGTTTAAATGTGTATTATCCTTAACAACATACCTATCATCTTTTTTAGCAACTGTGCCGCCGACGTTTTGAATTTTAACTTTCATAGTTTCTATCCTTAATAATATAGTATATATTGACTAGTTTGTCAAGTTGTTTTTTTAAAGTTATGTTAGTTTGGGCAAGTTCACATAACTCTTTCCACGAACCATAGTCTAATAGCTCGCCTTGTGCCCTTGCAACAGCACCAGGGTCTCCGCCTATGATCCAACGTTCGATCTCAGGCTTGTCGCGATAACGAGCATAGACAACACCGTCGCTACGCTCGTATATCAATTCTTCTCCGGGTAGTAAAGTACCCAAATCATCTACGCCTTTTTCTTAGCTGTCTTTTTAGCCGGTGCTTTCTTTTTAGCTTTCGGCTTTACTTCGTCTTTAAGTACTAAAGCGTCTACACCAAACTTGTTTTTCAAATATGAAAGTAACAAGCCGTATGCTGGTAGGAACACAATTAAGCCTACAACAATTTTTGTTAATGTATTGTTGAATGCTACTGGTCCAACCCACGGTGCAGGATAAAATGCTGTGTAAAAGAATGCATATGTATCAATAATGTTTGCCGCAATAGTTGATACTGCTGGAGCAATCCACCATGCACTCATACGCTCACGAATATGTTGGAATACATATACGTCAAGCATTGTACCTACTGCATATGCAGTACCTGATGCAAGTCCTACTCTGTATGCATGTTCGTCACCTAGTGCTAGTAGTACTAGTACTGATGCAATAATAGCAGGAATAATTGCCATTGCTACAACGGCTCTACCTGCTTGCTTACCAACTAAACGCACTGTCAAGTCAGTTGCTACAACAACGATCGGAAATGTAAACGCCGCCGCCGCTAGTGGAAATGATCCAAACAATGGCAGTTCTGCGCCTGGAAATAGATCAAATCTAATTGTCACTAAGTAATTACTAACTGCAATTACTAGTGTGTGTAGAATCACAAGATTCCTTACAAGCGTCTTGTCTACACCTTCTAAAAGTTTTGTTAACATATGTTCTCCTGTTATTTTACTTTTGTTCCGACAGTTCTACGCACAATATCATTGTGGTTGAATTCTGCCCAATAAAGTTCAAAGGCAACTCCGTCTTCGAGTCCTTCGAACTGATGGATCTTACCAGGCTTAACCTGTGTAAAATCCCCTGCTTCAAGAATGGTTTCATCTACGAGACCATCTTGATCATCTTGCCAAACACGGACAATCATCTTGCCCGATTCAACAAAGAATCCGTTCCATTTAAATTGGTGTTCATGTTCCGAACACTTAAAACCTTTTTTATATTCAATACGATGAAACTCTAGTACACCGTTTGCGTGGATCAATTCTGTTTGACCCCATATCTTTCCTGCCTTCATTTTGACTCTCCTATATCATATTCAAAATCACACACTAGTACTTTCCTATCAAATTGTGTAGGATAAGTTCCATGATATACCATGCCGTCCATTAGTACAACAGTACCTGGTACGGGGTTCCATTGTTCCATTTTAGTCTTTTGTCCGTCAGCAACAATAGCAAATAATGTTCCTGGTTCTAGCATATGGTTACCTGATACGTGTCCTTCTAAAAATAATACAGTTGTGAATACGTTCGGACTTTCATGTCGATGTACTCCGACAAATGTATTTTTAAATGCAGGATAATGTACCCACCATGTGCGTAATAGTTTTATATTTGTAATTGGAAATTGAGCTTGTACTGACTCTTGAATAAATGTTGCATATGCTCCTTGATCAATATCATGCGGGTATGCAAATTCTTTATCACTATAACTATCAGCATCTAAACTACCTGTAGGCAGTTTATATTTGTAAGCTGGCCTTTTGTCAATATTAAATAAGTCTAAAAACTTTTCATAGCCAGGATACTGTGTATCAAAAAACCAATTTTGATGTATTTTATTATATTCTTCTATATTCATTGTTGGTCGTTAGTTCCTAATCTAAAATTAAGCATATCGCCATTGCCAACAATCCAACCTGTAAGAATATATTTTGTATTACTTATAGGAGGATTTCCTCTATGTAGATGTGTCCATCCTGCAGGCCAAATTACAACACGACCTTGTTTTGCTTCTACACGTTTACCTTGATATAAAAACTCTGTCTCGCCGCCTTCTGCAACGTCATTAAGATATATAGTCCAAGCAAGTACACGTTCAACAGTTGCTTCGCCAAAACGTTCAGCATGCCATAAATGGTATCCTTCGCCTGACTTTGGTTCGGTTCTTTGCATAACGCATAGGCTACTTAATAAATCTCTATTCTTCAAATAAGGAAAGTCTTTTGCATAATCTTCTAAGCATGGACCTAGACAATTATAAATGTTATCAACAAAATCTTTACGTGTGCCATCTAATGCAATTTGTGTATCGCTAATAGCACCACTATTCCTTTGGACCATTCTACCCGAAGTACTTGCTGATTGAAACCACTTAACTAGTTCTTCAACCAATTCTTTAGGTATTCTATTATCGTATATTCGAATAAAATCTTCTTCCATTAAAATAATTCTCCGTATTGTATTAATTCAGTCTGGCGTGTTACGTCTCTAATAAAGTAAGCACACAACGGATCTTTATCCATTGTAATCGGAATCGTTAATAGTTGTCCGTTCTTTACTTTAGGAAAAAACCACTTGACATCGTTATAAAAATTAGTTACCTTAATGTCTCCAAAGTCTGGCTTAAAGCTGGTTAAC